GGGTTTTTTTTTGAAGATATGAAAGGTTCAACTATTGATGCTAATTTTGATATTTTACTTATAGTTGAAGACTTTTTTTTAGTCTTTTTTTTCATTTTGTTTACCTCGAAGTATGTTAACTTTTTCATCAGCTACTCGAATACGCTCACTAGACGCAAATTCAGCGTCTTCTCTTTTCATTTTCTCTAAATCTATCTTTTCTTCAAATTCTTCACTCTTTCTGTCTTCAGTTTCTGCAAATTCTTGTGCTCTTCTTTGTAAATCTAAGGCTCGTAAATCAATTTCTCTTTCTTTTAGAGCTACTAATGGATCTTTTTTAGTATTTCCAGACTCTAACTCTTCATAAGCTTGTACTAATTCCGAAATTTGCTTAGCAATTAAAGAATCGGACACGTGTTCAAAGTTTTGAGGATCATTTTTAGACATTTCCACTAAATTTTGGTCGTTTTGTATTTCTAACAACACCATTGCACGTGCTTTAAAAGATATATGTTCCATAATATGTGCTTGTAACACAGCATAAACCTGAGGATTTATGTTTACCATCCTTGTTTTCATAAAAGATAAATGAGATCTAATGTGTGCTTCATGATCTTGTTGCATAAAAGCTTGTAAAGGTATGCCTTTCATCGCATTACTATTCTCTATAGCTGGATCTAAAGGAATTGGTTTTGGAGCAGGCTTCAATAAACTATCAATCTGTTTAGTTCCTAAAGCTTCATAAACTCTATAATACGCCTCCCTCATATCGTGCATCTGTGGTGCACTTGATGCTACCTGCAACTGAGTCTGTGCTAAGGTGAACCTTTGAGACAGTGAAAAAACATCAGGATCAGCTACAGGTAAAACATCTACTTCTGGACCAAAGTCCATCATTTTAACAAATCTATTGCCACCATACACCGCATAGGGATATACGGGAGGGAGGTAGGTGCCAAATACATTTGCCAAAAGCTTAAATTCTTGACGCATAGAATAATAACAACGCTTGTGAATAGCACTCATGACTCTTGAACCACGTTCAAGTAAAGCTAAGGTGCTACCGACTGCTCTGTTTTGTTTATCATTACCAGTTTGTAAATCAGCTATAGCAGCAAATCTTTGACCTGCTTGTACCACAAACCCTAATAAAGAAAATAAAGTCTGACTAGGATCTTTAAAAGGTAATAACATAAATTGATCTTTAATATTTCCACCCGGAGCATCTACATCTCTAAACTCTCCTGGTTGAAAAGGTTGTTCATCATCACGTACTCTAATACCACGGGATTTAAATCCTGCTGGTAGGTTACTTAAAGTTCCTGCATCTAGCAATTGTCTAAGTGCTGCGGTTGCCGCTCTAGATAATCCTCCTATCATATGTATCAATCCAAACCCATAAAATCCCAAACCAGGTAAAAATTTGAAATGAACAAAATAATCTTGTCTTTTATAAGTAACATCATCTTGTTTGTAATTTCTATAAATAGATAATATCTCTTGNGAACCTTCATCNATTGTNACTATNTATGGTACTTTTACATTCTTTAAATCTTCATCAACTTCATACTCTTCTAAATCTAAATCTACGTGCATCTCTAAAATATTAAATTGATAGTCGCTATCTTCGGTATTGTTGACACCATCTAATTGATCGTATTTATCCTGCACTTCACTGTCGTCAGATCTAGATGGAAGTATTTCTATGTCTCTGTAAAAACCTGCTCTTTGTTTTTTTAAAATATCGTTTTCACTCATTTTTAAAATGTGTGTTACACGATCACAATCTTTTAAATCCGTTGCGTAGTAAGGAACCACTAAGTCTTCAGCGGGCACAAATTTACTTACTGCTCTTTGCATCATATCATCAAAGTAAACTTTTTTAAAAGTTGAACCAGCAAGAGGAAGATAAAACAACATTTGATCAAACTCAGGAGTATATTCTTCCATCTTGTCCATCAACATATAGTTCATATACTCTTTTACTCTTTGTGCTTGTTGTTCTCTTTGTGGTGTACGCTCTCCAATAACTTGTGTTTTAACTGGACCATTAGCAGGTAATAATTCTTTATATGCTTGTGCTTGAAATTGTGTTACTGCCTCTGCTAGTAATGGATGCGTTACCGAACTTGCTCCTGCAAAAGGTCTGCTTTCTTCAGAGTATTTAAATCCTAATAAATCTAAACCTTTTATGTAAGATTGTTCCCAATCATTTCTTGATTCTTTGTCTTTTCTATAATCTGCAAGTAAATCATTTGCCATTCTTCCAAGAACTCTTTCATCAATTTGCTCTGCTAAATTAGAAAAAAATTCAATAGCTTGTTGCTCTTGCGAAAAATCTTGAGCTGGTTCTTCTTGTACTGGTTCCTCTTCGACTTCTATTTCAGGAACTTCCAATTCCTCTTGTGTAGTTTCTTCTTGTATCATAATAATTTAGTAGGTTTGTTTTTTCCTAATTTACATTTAGCTTTTACAGTACCACCAACTTTCATGTAGCCCATTCTATTTCTAACTGCTTTTGGTAGATTTGGCAAACCTTTATTGTCAGCAGGAATTGGTTTTAGTTTTTTCATACCACCCTTTTTCATTGGTAAATTTAATAAAATGTCTTTGCCTATCTCTACAGCTTCGGGAGCTAGTAAAATCGTATCACGAACTCTTTTAATTTTTTTTAAGGTAGAATCTTTCTTTTTCTTACTTGCTGTGCCACCAGATTTTTTCTTTATGGGTGTAACTTTTTTTAATGCTTTATCTGCTTCTTCTATTGTTAGACTTTTTGGAATTTTTCCTCCATAAATCTTTTTTAATTTTTCCATATTCTTAACAAAGTCTTTACCTTTTCTAATACCACCTTTGTTATATGATTCAAACTCGTAGTCAGGTCTTTTAGTTTTTTTGTAATTTTCATAAGAAGTGTGCATCCTTGTTCTTTTAGAAGGTTGTCCGTAACCTGGTTCAATATCTTCTGTTGGATTTTTTCTTTTTCTTTTCTGTAAAACCACATTTTTAAATTGTGCAAATTTATCCCTTACTTTTCCTGAAACACTTTTTTTAAATCTTTTGGTTGGCACTGGTACATTATATTTTTTACCTTCACGCAAAAAACCTGCTCCTATTTTACTATCTAACATTCCTTGTACTCTTTTGGTAGTGTATTTTTTAGCTTTTTTTGCTATCTTTTTTGTAGGTTCTTTAACAAAAGCTAAAGTAGTCTTATATTTGCCCATTTTGTGCCTCCATGAATAAGTAATAGTTTACCATCTAAAACCAGATCTTACTAGACCCCCTTTGAAGTATCCCGTAGTTGGTAAATCTAACATATCATTAGGAATAGGTAAAGCTAGAAACTCATCATACAAATCAGGGTTAGGTCTTCCATTTTTTAGCTTGTCGATTTTTACTACTGTCAAATCTCCCATGTCTCCCTCAAAAAACTTTTTAAATGAACGATATGCTCGCACAGCTTCTTCTTCAGTCTTATAAGCAGCAAAGTGTTCTCGNTAATCTAAAGCATTTGGAAATAAAAAATCCTCTCCTGTCGCTCTTCTAAAATCCGAAGATTCTTGTGCTCCTTTAACAAATACAAGTTTAAAAGGTTTATCTGGGTCAGATCGAGCAACCTCTTTTTTCTCAAGTTTTACTCCATATTGTTTTGCAAATTTTTCCATTGCTCTTACGATAGTAGATTTTTTATTTGGTAAACCCACGGTTTCTCCATTAGGTTTTTTGTATCCTGCAGCTCCGTCTTGACCACCATATTGAATCCAGTTAGGGTTTTTATTCATACCACGTTTTCGACCATGTAAAAATTCTACTGGGTACACTCCTATATGCGTAACATCAGGTATCTCATTAGCAGCAAGTTTCGCATAAGTTTTTACTGAGTGATCTGATATACCTTGCATACTAGATAACGGTAAATAAGGAAAGCTTTTTGCTTGCCCACTTTCTTGATAGTTTTTTAATATATCATCGCTTCTTCCAGAAAATGTTTTTCGCATAACTTTTTCTTCCACCAACGCATCTAACAATAACTCTTTGTATTGTTTTGATTGTGTATCTGTAAGTAATCCTTGTTCTACTCGTAAGTCATCTAACTCATCGAGTCTTTTTCTAATTTCATTAACTTTAATATTACTTGCTTCTAATCCAGTTTCCGCAGTTTTTGTAAAAAACTCAGCATTAAAAGGATTAATTCTTTCTTGTCCTTGTCTTTTTAACTCTCGCAACGCTTGACTAAAGTCTCCTTGCAACTCGTTAATCATCAAAATACTATCACCATTTGCCATTTTTTGTGTGGTGTACCTTGAAAAATATAAAGGATTTACTTGTAATCTAGTCATTTCATTACCCGTAGATGGCATTTTTCCTGGTGTTTGTCCAGCTATTCTTTCCATACCTTTTTCTACATTTTTAGAATTCGTTCTAGCTAAATGTGTTCCATGAAAATGATTGTGTTTGTTTTCAAGTGCATTAAAAAAACCTTTTGTATGTTCAGGTAAATTTAAAATAATTTCTCCGTATCTATCTTCACCTCCTATAGCGTAACTTGCATAACTTCGATATGCTGGAGCTAACCTCTGATCTGAGGCTTTCATATAAGAATCAAATAATTTGTCTTCGTTTTTTCGTACTGTTTTAAAAGCTTTTAATAGTTGGTCTGGAAATTCTTGTGTTGATTTAGGTATTTCTGCACCTTTGTTATACGCCATATCAAAAAGATTGTTCGATCTTCTTTTTAAATCTTCTATAGTTTGTTTGACTGCTCTTTCAACTGTTGCTCTATGATCGTCTCTTAATTTACCTCCCGTGGTTTTAAACATTTTTACATATGATAAATAATCCATAGGAGTATATCCTGATTCTTGTGCAAATCGATTTAATTTATTATAATTTAAGGCACGCCCGTCTATGAGTTCTTGTGGCATTTCTGCATGTTTGTGTAAGCCGTCTGTTATAGATATGTGTCTACTAATTCGTGCTAACCCGTTCAAATAACTATCTAGTCCTTTTCTTATATTTGCAGTATCCGCCTCTGTGTATCCACTAACATCTCTTCCTTGTGCATCTTTGCCTGTTACTTTTTTAAATCTTTTATCATTTCTAATAAAACTAGCGATGTTTTCAAATTCTTTGTCAACAAGTTTTTGCAAAGTCATATACGCATCTTCTACTGTTTCTATACCTTTTTCTAATGATTTTTCTTGATTATCTAAATATCGAAGATGTGTAGCACGTACGTGATACAAAGGATTGTTTTCTACCAAATTTACTAAATCTCTTTTTGATAATTTCACTCCTCTGTCTTGAGCGGCTTTTAAATAACCTCCAACAATTTTATCTTTTTTACCAGTGGCTATTTCTGTTTTTAATTGTTTTTTTAAAGTGTTTACATACTCATCCATTTGTTTTACACCAAACCTTTGACGTAGTTTATCTAAAGCATATACAATTTGTGGATCATCCATTGTAGTTAAATCTTCTATAATCTCTTGGTTTAACTGTCCTTGTGTTTTAAATAAATTGGAATCATCAATCTCTTGTTGCTTTATCGATAAATCCATTTTATCTAAACGTGCATCGGTAGTGCTGTTCACTGATTTGTTCATACGTCTCTTAATCCATTTCACCCATTCATCGGCAGTCAACGGTTCGTTTTTTGGATGAGCTATAATCTGTTGACGCAGAACCGATGATCTTGGAACAATAGACGTTGTATTTTTTTTAAAGTCTTGTATCTTTCCTAAATTTGTAAACGTGTCTGATGTGTCTGGCACATAGGTTTCATCTTTAGGAACTATTTTTTGTAAAGGTTTATTTTCTGCATCGAGTTGTAATGCAGCAGAGTCTCTCTTAATCGCTTTTATTTTTTGTAACTCTTCAAAACTTAATNGTTCTTCCACTTGTTGTTNCGTGGGCACAAGCTCCTTTTGTACTGGCACAAGCTCCTTTGAAAAAACATCAATATCATCCACAGATGTGGGAGCTGTTTCTTTTGGAGTAGTTGCTTTTTGAACGGCTGGTTTAATTTTTTCTTTGATTAACGAGCCAAGTCCCTCGGCTAATTTTTTAAAAATTGAACTAGCCATCGCACTTACAAAGTTTACCAAATAATCTTTTTTTAATTTTCTTTATAGATTTTTTAATTCTTTGTATAATTTTTTTCATATATCCTCCAATCAATTGTCATAATAATAAAAAGGTTTATCTATTAAACCACCTTTTGCGTGTTGTGTTGGTTTAGTTATTTTTTTTTCAAGAAAAGCCTCTGCTGTTTCGTTTTTTTTAACTTGTTTTTTTATCTCTTGTAACTGAACTAAAGTTCTGTTGAGATGATCAAAAAATCTGTGTTTACTTACAGGTTTACCTTCGATAGTTAATTTCATAGTATTGTCTGGTTTCGTAACAAATTCTTGTTTTAACTTAATAATTTTTTTACCTGCATCTGTTAATAAAACAGAAAGAGGTCTACCAGACTCTACAACATCTTTTGTTAAAAATCCCATGTCTATAAGTTTTTGTAATATACGTATCATNTTTTCTAATAATAATTATATTGTTTCGGTGGTCGATCTTCGTTATCCACATAATCCGAGTATAACTCAACAAAGTTCCCTTGTCTGTACCTAAGTAGAGCTTGTGTCATACTATCTACAAAATCATCATTGGCTCCGTGAGGAAAGGCGGCCACTTCATCGATTACATCTTCTGCAAACTTTTCACCATGTGGAAACCATACGGCACCACTTTCAAACAAAGGGGCTACTGCATTAACTCTGGCGTGTTTATCATTTCCTCTTGTCGGTGTAAAAGGAACAACGGGTATACCCATTCTACGAAATTCTTGTGTCAATGGTTCACCACTAGCTTTTTGTTCTATGATAACAGTTTCAGGTTCCCAATATTTATACGCATCTAATGCTACCACTTTCAATTCAGGAAAATCATATTTGCCTCGCATCGCATCTAGCAAAATTACATGCGGTGTAGCCTCATCAGGAAAAAAAATACCCCACGTAGTAATCGCAGAATAATCCGCAGTTTCTTTTTTACTAAACGCTGTATCATAACTTTGTATCACATGCACTAAATTAGGAACATGTTCACCCTTCCAAGGTTGCCACCATTCTCGTTTGATAATCGCACCTTCCTCTGATGTAGGCTCTTGCATATACTGAGCCGACCAGTTACGAATTGGAATCGATGCTTTGACTCTTTCTAAATCCTCTAACTCCCAATACTCAGGCCACACTGGGTTCCCTGATTCGAGAATCGCTGGGAATGAAATTTGTCGCCATGTATCTGCTTTTGGTTCCGTTTGAGCCTTCAACAATCTGCCTGTTAAATCATCTTCTGCCCATCGTGTCATTACCAATAATATTGAGCCTCCTGGTTGTAATCTTTGTCGAGGACCTGAGGTGTACCAATCATACGCTCGTTCCATTGCCAAGTCTGACATAGAGTCTTGTTCCGTGTGCGGGTCATCGATAATCAGTAAGTCCGCACCACGACCCGTGATACTCGCACCAACGCCCGCGGCATAATATTCACCGCCCTGATTTGTTTCCCATCTACCTTTTGCCTTGGAGTCCTCACGAAGTTTTACGTCTCCAAAAATTTGTTTGTACTCTGGTGAATCAATAATATTACGAACCTTACTTCCGAACCTTACTGCAAGTTCTGTGTTATGAGACACTTGCATAATTTTCATTTTTGGAAACTTCCCTATAATCCAAGCAGGGTAATACACAGAAGCAAATTCTGATTTAGTATGTCTAGGGGGCATATTAATAATGAGCCTCCCTTTTTTTTCTTTAGCTATATTTGTAAATTCATGAGCTATGATTTGATGATGACCCCACTTACTTTTTTCTTTTTCTTTTCTACATATAAAATCTGGCCAGACTTCTTGCACAAAGTACAAAAAATTATCTTGACATAATTTAATATGTTGTAACAAGAGCCTCTCAACCTCGAGCCTCAATTTTTCAACAGGTAAGTTTTGTTTCTGCATCTATAGTTTTATATCATATATACATGTATTTGTCTTGCAAGACTTTACTAAGAGTTATAACTATGGGGCGTGACGGGCTGGACGGGCACGGCATTCCCCAGCGTAAACCAAAAAAAAACCGAGCCTCCGATGAGGCTCGGTTCCGTTGCAACGGATAGCTTGGAGGCTATTCGTTTGTTTCTTGACCTGACATTCTAGACAGTAACGGTTCGACTCTTTGCATAAACTTTTGCTTTAATACTTGGATAGCATCAGCATTGGGGTAAGCAACCATAGTCTCTTCAACAACAGCCTCTAAAGTTTTGTAAAGGTGTTGCCAATTAATAGTTCCGTTTACTAGTTCTGTGGTGCTTGACTTGTGAACCTCGAAAGCTTTCTGCAATACTTCAATCTCTGTTTCCAGAGATTGAAGTCTATTGTTTAGTTGAGTAGATAAATCATTTGGCATTATGCACTCTCCCTATTGTTATGTCTTACTTCCCAGATAGCTTTGAGTTTTTTATGGTAATCCTCAGCCTCTTGCTTATCCCAGAACACTCTAATAGATTGATCTTGATATCTATTATCTTTAGACCAATACAATCTTTCAAAGTAATCAATACAATCTTTGAACTCATCAACTGTATAAAATTCTAAAGATGGATCTCCAACTAGGTTGTGATCATCTACTATATATACTGTTTGTTTTTCTGTTTTCATTTTTGACCTCCAAGTCTTTTGATTAATAATACATTTATTATATAAGATGTATCTTATAGATGCAACCTATATCTATTATAGGAAAAACCTATAAGACATATTATGACCAATCTTATACCTGTCCTGGTGCTGCCTGGCTTCCAGGTAACTTAAACTAAAAGGAAAACCATTTTCATTTCTCAACGAGAACGAGAACGAGAAGTCAGATTAAACATAGCAACCAAACCACAAGTCCTAGAATTGTCAAAACAAAAATCCACCGCAAAATAAAAAAGACCAAGAACAGGAAACCTAATAAAACTCCAACAAAGATCATCACGATGCCCCCTGTGTGCTGCACCTGGCTCCAGGCAGCAAACTAAACCTAAAACAAAAGGGCTTTGCATAAGCAAAGCCCAACGAGAACGAGAACGAGAAAACCATCAGTGTGCCCCTCCCCAGTCGCTGTAGTAAGGTCTATTGTTTTCTGCGTGTCCTTCCATAAACCTAGCCATTACCTCAACCACTTCGTCATCATCTATATAAATAGAAGCACCGTCAAACCAATCTAGAAAATAATATTTTATTGTGTTTTCATTGTCATACACTCTGAACTCATCAGAAGGACCACCCCAAGACAACTGCCAACGAAAATATCCGATAGGTTGATTTCCGAATGTATCTGGGGGTACATAGTCAAAACCTAACCCCTCCAGCTTTCCTTCTTTTAATTGTGTTAACCTGCCTTTGTATTCTTCTTCAATTCTACTTTTACAATTTTTATAATCTTTCATTTTTTTTCTCTCCTTATTTTATATAAGATATATCACACACCATAAAAAAAGCAAGAGTTTTTTTTCTACCGACAGGGATTATTAAACGGACCCGGGTCCTGTGCTGCCCAGCGTTCAGCAGCAACTGAAACTAAAACTAAAACCTCGTTCTCGTTTCAACGAGAACGAGAACGAGAACGAGGAATAGGTTTACTATTTATTTTTTGTCGTTGTTCTTCACCTCCGACTCTTGCCAACTGTTTCCGTTAGCAATGCACTTGCCCACACCCACCAAGGTATAAGTTTTATTAGGTTGAGGTTTATCTTGTATAAAACCTTTTTCTCTGCCGTACTTCATCAACCCTTTTATAAATTCATCTTTCATAATTTTCTCCTTATTTATTGTCCTACCCTATCACATATAAGATATATTGCAACTATTTTTTTACATATCTTTCATCATAACCAATGTCTCCCGGACCCGGGACAGCCCCGGAGCAGCGTTGAACTGAAACTTAACTGAACCAAGGTTCGTGATGCAAGGGCAACGAGAACGAGAACGAGATTCTCGCACCTTGAGAATTTCAAGCATACTGTCCTTGCTAGTCAGATGCAGAATGAAGGATTTGCCACCAGATTGTAATCTTTTTAAATGCCAAGCAAATTGATAGTTGCTAATACCATAATTCTTACCTCTATTACATTTCAATTCTATCCAAAATTCTTTACCTTCAATACAAGCATTTATGTCAGGGATTCCGTTTATAGTAGAGGATTCTATTCTAAAAAAATGCCAAGTTGGTTCAACCTTTTGAATCTGGTTAATCCAAGACCACAATTTTGATTCAGTAATCATATTCAAAAAAGTATAATGCACTTGCTTACAAAAAAAAATAAAAAAAAAATTGCAGAGTCCTGTCGGTAAGAGAGTATATATTTTCCTATTTTTTAGGAATTTTTCCTAAAACCTAAATCGCTGCAATATGCAGATTTCTCTTTATTTTCCCAATTTCCTAAAATATTTGCTTATTTTACACTTACTTTTAAAAAAAAGTTGTAAGGAAGGACATTATACATTTGACATTATATAGGATATGTCTTATATATAGTATATCATTAATTTATAAGGAGATAATAATGGATAAAGATAATATAAAAACTATTACTGTAGAAACTACACCAGAAGAAGAAAAGAAGTGGCACGAAGAATATTATGAAAGAAAAGACAGACAGAAAAAAGACTTTGAGGCATTAATTAAACCAGAGGCACTGAGAGTCTTAAAAGATTTTGGAATAACTAAAGCTTATGTGCATTATAGTGGTTGTGGAGATGATGGTTCAATAAATGAAGTAGAGTTTTATGTAGGTAAAAATGTAATTACTTTAAATGATTCTCACATAGTTGACAGAGGAGAGAGAAGATATTGGTGTTACACAGACCATAAGTATAAAACCACCACAGAGCCAATGCACTTAAAAGATTATTTTGAAGATGTAGCTTATGATTTTTTAGAGGCATTTCACGGAGGTTGGGAAATCAATGAAGGACAACACGGAGGTATGTATTTTAAAGTANCTGAAAATGAAATCCAACACGACTATGTAGAAATTGTAGAGAATGAAAGAGAGGAGAACATATAATGGCTAACTGTTATCACCACGCAGTATCATCTGTAAAGAAATGGGGAGGTAGTCCTGAGGACTACCAACCTATTCACGATTGGTTTGATGAGAGTAAAAAGATAATGGCTGATTTTAGACATAGAGCATTAAGACATCACGCAGAAGGTTGTTTCGCTTGTGAAGAAAAGTTTGGCACTACCATTACTAATTCAGACGGAAGAAAAGTTCCTGTAAGACTAATTGCAGAAAGACATATCATTGAAGATTTAGGATTCATTCCTAGTATGATTGATTGGTTCACACATATTGTACCACAGAAGTTTATGATGAGAGGAGGATATTTAAAAGATGATAAACGAATATAAAATACAAATAGAAGATTATAGATTGTCAAGAGATGCAGTTGAACAATCAGATTTGTATAAAACTATGAATAGAGTATCAGACTCTATTCATAGTTTTAAGTTGGTAACTTTAACAACACCTTTAGATGCAGATAGGAGTGAAAATGTTAAACTATAATAATATTAATTTAAGAAAATTAAATGCAGAAGATTACATTGCCATTTCTTGTGAAATGGCAGATGATTTGATGCAAGTGAAATTTGGTAAAGAATATGAAAAGTATGTTCATTATGATGTAGACGGAAACACAAGTTATACAGAGGAAGGACAAAAAATATTCGAGGACATTTTAGCTAGTGTAGAGCAATGTATGACAGATGTAGACATAATACAAAAGGAGGAGTAAATGAGTTTAGATGAAATTACAGGAGATAAGTTAAGAAAAGCTTGTTTAGAGATAAAGTTGCAAAGAATAAAAGATTTTAGAAAAACTTTACCTATAGACACAAAACAATGGGCTTTGAATCATTGGGCAGATGTTGAGGAAGTATTAGAAAAAGAGTTAGAAAAAGAGTTAGAATGTAATCGTTGCGAAGGTAAAGGATATTATAATTTAAGTGCGAATTATGACGATAGTGATAGTAGAATAGAATGTGAAAATTGTTATGGTTCTGGTAAAAAGGAGAATGAAGATGAGTAATTTTGATTACAAAGATAAAAAGTATGCAACCGAATATTTTAGTCAATTAATAGGTCATACAATTAAAGAGTTTCACTTTCCAGANAGTGAACACGCATTAAATCCATTTCCAATATTTGTTACTGAAGATAAACAAGGTAAAAAATGGCAAGTGGATGTGAGTTGCGACCAAGAAGGTAATGGTGGTGGTTTTTTATTTATTCAAAAAGATAAGGAGAAATAAATGCAAATTGAATTACACAGATTAAAGAACGCAGTTAAAGATATAAAACAAAGTTGGGGAGAACCAAATGACAGTCATACGAGAGCCGAGTATAATGGTATGTGTAAAGGGCTTGATATGATTGTAAATCATTTTCAAGAGATTATAGAGTCAGAGATAGATGAAGAGAATAAAAAAT